TATAGTTTTTTAATACGATTATCTTGTACAGTATAATCCCAGTTAAAAGAACCAGTTAAAGGTGTTTGAAAAATCTCTACAATATCTGTAGGATTTAAATTAGCCGGAACATCTTCGTCAAACTCAACGACGTTCCTTGGGGTTTTTGTATATTCTATTTTCATTAGCTCCCTGCTTTTACATAAGCGCTTGATTCAGATAATTCAGAACCAGCATAGTTAATAAAATTAGTTATTGTATCGTTTAACTTTGTACCACCTAATTGTTCTAGTTGGTATGCAACCATTGTGATAGCAAATTTAGATGAAATCCATTGTCCATCTTTTTTCTTTAATTCTTTTGTAAATTCTTTTAAGTCTACATTGTTATAAAAATGATTATAGTAATCGTAATATTCTTTTATTGCTCTCTTATCACCTCTTGCCATTTTCTTAGCTTGTTTTACAATGTATTTAGAATGTGGTTTTAATCCATAACGAATACCGTTTCTTCTTAGAAACATATCCATAACTCCCCAGGATAATCCACCACCACGAGCAGAACTTCCTTTTATTTCTGCTTTGACATTTCCAAATTGTTTATTATCTTTAAACATAAGTGTTATTTTACCAGCTACCAATGAACCATTTTTAGCTGACCAATAAGTACCACCTTTTGATTCTAAATCAAATCTTGTATATCTGTAAGTTTTTAAAAGTGATTTGTCTATATTTAATTCTTTGACTGGAACGTTTTTTGTCATTGGTCCTTTTAGTGATATACCAACTAATTTTCTGTCTAGATAGTTTTGTAATATATCACCATTCAATGCATCAACACTTGATGCGTCTAAAGATTCTACATCAAATCCTGAATCAATTGCCCAGACGTCTCCAGGATTCCACTTATCATCTTTTAAAGCTGTTTCTCCCATATTTTTATATGCTTCGTTTTTCTTTGCATATATTCTTATCATCTCTGCACTACCACGATGGATAGTATGTCCTTTTTTAACATAACCTTTATCAATCAATGCTTTGGATATATTGTAAGATGATAAGTTCCAATCGTCTGGCATATCTTCTATATCTTTAAATGATGCATCAACTTCTGAATCTTTATATGCACTTTCCATTATCTCTCTATCAAAGAAATCTATTGGTTGGTTAGTTCCATGTGAAAGCATTGCATGCATCATAACTGCATTATGTGATTCATTTCTTTCTGTTTGTTTCGAACCAGAACCTGCACCACCGCCACCTCCACCAAATACTTTTGATTTAAGTAGATTGTTTGATTTTATTTCTTTTCCGGATTTGTCTATGAGAGAGAATCCACCACGACCAAATGTATCTGGATTCTTTTTAAATGCTTGTGCGTCTTTAACGACCTGGTCGATATAGTCATCTCCGACTGTAAAAGTTCCGCCTTTAGCTAATTCTAACGGTACCTTATCTTTTACTAATCGGATAAGAATATCTATTCTATGTTCGCCGGTCTTTGAATTGTTCGCATCGAGTTGTGCTGGTGTTAACGCAGTACCTTCAACGATAGTATGTCCTTTAAAAGAAATCATAGTTCTATTTATAAACTATTTTTTCTCAAAAAACGGATTTGGGTAAATTTCTCCTTTATTATCGTAAGCGATTATTTTTTTGTTGTGTAAAACCTGTAAACTACGGTTAACCCCTTCTTTTATTCCTAGATTATAAGAATAATAAGCAAACCAACCAGACGCTAACGATATTAAGATGAAGATTGTTGGGTCCATATTTCGTACTCCAGTAAAAAGGTATCAGGAGAATATCCTGGTTTATCCACCATATTCTTTATCTGATACTTGTTATAATATTTATCCGACCGAAGAACCCATCTTCTGTGGGTTCTTTCAGTTTTACTATGGAAGGTTTCCGTAGTATGGAAAACCTTTATATGCACTGTGGCATTTCTTCGAATCTTTGTTCGACGAGCATATCAACTAGAGCATCTCCAGTTAATTTTTCAGAATATGCATCTTCGAATGTCATACCAAGTTCTTTTAGAATCTCGTCTGTATCGAGTTCTAGAACATCGGCTAAGATTCTTTCCATAATCATATCGTTTGATTGACAAGACATATTTTAACCTCCTAATAAATTTTTAATTTCTGCTCCACATTTTCCGCAGGTTCTTTGACCACCTGCAGAATATCCAGAGATGTAAAGTGGACCAGTCCAATCGATGTTATATACATCGTCGAATATGTTTCCACGTGCTTGATTAAGTGCTGGTGTTTTATAATTCTTAGCTTTAAGAATATCACCGAATTTGAATTTTGGGTTTGTAAGATTAACAAATCCCCATACGCTAGAACCAGTTGTAATTTTTAAGTATTTTCTACCTTCTTCAATATTTAGTTCGTCTGCGAATTGATTGATTTTATCTTCAACTGAACCAAATTTTGATTTTCTGCAAAACCTATCGTATCTGTTTGTAATGTTATCTAGTAAAAGATTAACTGCGTAATCGAAATTTTCTTGAGTAGGTATCATTATTTAACCTCCTGTGCTATAGCTGCTTTAGCAACTCTTCTGGCGCCTTTAGAACCAAACCTCTTAAAGAGCTTGGCAGTTTTTGGAGAATAACCTCCAGTGGTACGACCCCAAGTACCAGCTTTTTTTCTTCCTATTTTTTTGTCTACGTTATTTTTCATTTGACTCCTTTTTTTAAATTAACAAGAGTATTATACCATGGTTTAGAGGAGTTGTAAACCCCCTAAATGAAAAGTTTACGTAAAGTTCACGAAAAGTCATAAGCTTATGCACGAACAAAAAAAACCAGCCGTTTCCAGCTGGTTTTCTGATTATATAATTAGTCTTCTGTTTTACACAAAGTGTAGATACCATAAGCAAGTCCTGCCCATGCTAACAGTTTAGCTATACCACCAAATAAAAGAATAGAACCACATACGACGATTATCGTCACTCCATCCCAGGATGTTCTTTCGTAGAATCTATCCATTATCCAATCTTTTACTGCTTCCATATCTTCTCCTATATTTTAAAATCCGTAAAGGTATCTTTTGTCTCTCGATCTCCCCACGTGTTTATTGGTTTATCCGGACTCATATCAGACACAATATCTGTCTGAGCTGATTCCTCCACATCGTATAATTTCATACGGGAACGATCAATACCAATAACAAAACGTTTGTATTTAGTAGGATCGTTATAACGATTTTTCAACTGCTTTACCAATATCTGGCCAAGGTCATCAAGTTCCTCTGTACTAATCAGAGCAAACATGAGGTCCGCCGTTGCTGGTAAACCAAATGATTCCGAAGTGTCCTCCAATCCAATATCGGTATTACCGAAACCAGACCTAGTTGTTTGCGTTGCGCTAACAATAGGGACGTTAAATTCGACCGCCAAACCACGAAGTTCTTCCGCTATAGCTTTGACATACGAATAAGTATTTATACTTCCCCCGAGCCCACGCATACGCGAGGAAGCACATATATTTAAATAATCGATATAAATTATATCGGGTTTAAAATTCTTTTTTAGTTTTAATTCGTTAAGTAATGCTCTGAAGTGACCAGTGTGTGCTGCGCCAGTTGGATATTCTTTTATAATTAATTTACCAATAGATGATTGTGCAATCTTTTCTATCTTTGTATTAAATACATTCTTTGGTAATGTTTCTAATTGTTGGATAGGTAAATCCATTAGGTTAGCATCTATACGTTCTGCAATACGTTCTTCTGCCATTTCCATTGTAATGTATAAAACATTTTTTTGTATTTGTAAATTAGCAGCTGCAGCGTGGCACATGAATAAAGATTTACCCACGCCCGTACCCGCGAGAGCGATGTTTAGTGTTTTGTTTGGTAAACCACCTTTAGTTATTTTATTAAAGTAATCTAAATCCCATGGTATTCTAAACTCTTCGCTATTATAAAATTCGAATCTACCTTCACTGTTATCAATATAATCGTGACCAATATTTTGGTCGAAAGAAGTACCCAACGCTTTAGTTAGTATTTCTGGTATACTTCCTTCGCCTTTATCTTTATCTTTACCATCAATAATATTAATCGATTCCATAATGGCTAAATAAACTGACCTATCTTTGCACCATTTTTCTGTTTCATTAATTAAGTATTCGGTATCTAAATCAGATTTAGTTTTTAATTCTTGGATTAGCTGGCCAGCTGAATTAATTATTTCTTCGTGTGCATTTACCTTTTGCAATTCTAATTCTAATACTTTACCTGTTGGTAATTTATTATGTTTGTTTACAAAAGATACAATTAAATCGAAGACGGTTTTATGTGCGCCTTCGAAGTATTCTTTCTTTAGATAAGGTATAACTCTTCTACAATATTCTTCACTATGTAAAAGATGATTAAGGGTGTGTGTTTGTATTTGATTTGTTATGTCCAATTCCTATGCTCGCTACATTATTTTTTTCGGCTTCTTCTAAACTTTCTGTAATGATATGTTGTAGAATAGCACCCAAATAGTTTTTAAAATATTCATCTTGTTCAAGTTCCTGTGGATCGAAGTCTGCAGGGTCTTGTAAGTTATAGGTAAAAGATAATCTTGCTGTGTCAAGTTCTGCTTCTTCTTTAATTCCAACTTTTCCATAAACAACGATAATGTCTTTATATTTACCTGTCTTAAGTTTTACTCCATAGAATTCTACATTTGCAGATTCGACTATAGAATAATCCTCATTGGATATATTATACATCATTTTCTTCCATTTGTAAATCTAAATTTACATCTAATAATGGTTTATGTCCGATTTGATAATGACCTTGAATAAATTGTTTAAAATCTGTTTCTTCTAATATAGGTTTCCAGAACTCTTCGGTTAAAGTATCTTTTTGTCTAACCTTTGGTTCTACTATTTCGCCAGTTTCTTTATCGACTCTAGCATACCAACCAACATTTGGTTTAACAACATATCCGCCAGCAAGACCAACATCGAGTAATCCAGAATAAGGTTCTATTCCGCCTTCCCATGAAACTGAAATAGGTACTTTAGATTTTTCTTTTACGAACCTAGATTTTTCTACATTGATAACAAAGTTATAACCTTTTATTTCTGTACCTTGTTTTTCTTGTTGTCTTCCTATAATCCAAATGTTATCTGCTGAATAGTAAATACCTGTTCCACCAGATACGATTGCTTTTGGAAATAATCCCATCTCTTGATAAGTATGGTTAACTGCTAAGAGTGGAATGTTTTTCATAGTTAGATATGGTGTGACCATTCTAAATAAACCTTTTAGTGCTTTTGCCCTTGACATATCAGCAACAGATTTTTCGTTTAGCGCATCTTCTAATTCTTTCTTAGATGCTAAATTACCAATTGAATCTATAACAATAATAACTTTATCGCCACGTTCTATTTCATCTAACTGATTAACTAAATCGAATTTAAGTTGTTCTACATCTGTAATAGGTGTATGTAAAACTCTTCCAGCATCTATTCCAAAAGATTCGAAATAGTTCTGTGGAGAACCAAACTCTGAATCATAGAATAGCATAACTGCATCTTTATGTTCTTCCATATAAGCTGCACCCATAAGAAGTGCAAAAGATGTTTTAAAATGTTTACTTGGACCAGCAAGAACTGTTAGTCCAGATGTTAATCCACCTTCTACATCGCCGGATAATGCAACGTTAATCATTGGGACAGAAGTACTAACTACATCTTTCTCTGCAAAGAAGATAGAGTCTTCTAAAATATCTGTACCTTTTATTTTAGAATTCTTTTTTAGTTTATCCATTACGCCCATTATTTCCACCTCCTTTCAGGTTGTAATTGCATTCCTTTTTCTTTCTTACGCCACCTTGCAATAGCTTCTTTTTTCTTACGCTGTCTTTTTGCTGCAGGTTTTTCGTAGTATTCTCTTTTACGAACTTCTGCTACAATACCAGCTCTATCACATGCTTTTCTAAACTTACGCAATGCAACATCGAATGGCATAGGTTTAGGTGGTCCTTTAAATTTCTTTCTTGCTTTGGGATGAGGTTTCCTCGGTCTTAAATCGATACTAGGCAACGAACTCCTCCCCAGACTCCCATCCGCAACCAGTTAGTCCACCAGATTTAAGTGCTTGTACTGTTCTTAGTATTTCATCTGCACTTCTTCCGGTATCTAACTCATTACAAGATACACTCTGAATAATCCCTTCCGGGTCTAAAATAAATGTTGCACGAAAAGCAACACCTTTGTCATCATTGTAAACACCAGCTTCTGCTGCTAATTCACAACCACAATCTCCAGCTAGTGGATGATTGATATTTGCAATCAAGTCATTTGATTGTTTCCAATTTAATTTACAAAATTCGTTATCCCCAGAAATACCTAAAACAGCTGCTTCTTCAAGTAGTTTATCCATTGCTGCTATTTCGGTTGGGCAAATAAATGTAAAATCTTTTGGATAAAAATAGACAACTGACCATTTACCATCTAAGTCGGCATTGGTCACTTCTATAATATTATTACTTCCATCGACAGCATTTAAGCTGAACTGTGGAAATTCTTGACATACGCCTAACATATTATTTCTCCAAATTATTTATATGGGGTATATTATACCATAAAATCATACGCTTGTAAACCCCTTTACCAAGTCATATTGAATTCCTGCTTCTTCAAACATTTCAAATGTTGTAGTGCAAGATTGTTCCCATCTTTTTTGGGTAAATTCATTTTCAAATACTGGTGAAACTACTCGTACTACTCCAGCTTGAATTATCCCTTTTGCACATTCATGGCATGCTGGTAATGGATATATGTACAATGTACTTCCATATAATGATACACCATTTTGTGCTGCGTTAAATATGCAGTTCATTTCTGCGTGTACTGTATATTTGTATTTAGTTTCTCTATCGTTTAATTTTGCAGCATCATCATTTATACCTTTTGGAAATCCATTATATCCTTGTGCAAGAACTGAACCATCTAATACTGCAACAGCACCAACTTGGGTGCTAGGATCTTTTGACCAAGTAGAAACTTCTTTTGCTAATCGTAGGTATCTTTCGTCCCACTTATTCATATAAAGAACTCCACTTACTAAGTTTTTCTTTTTTAATTTTCATTCTATTTCTAATTTGTTCGTCTGTGACTAACCCATTATTTTTTACCCATTCAATTAGTGTTAGTACATCACCAATTTCGTCTTGTAATTGTTTTCTGTAAACAGCACTACCTCTTGTTCTTATCATTTTACTACAAGCTTGAATTAGTTCCCCGCACTCTTCCATCAAGATTGTATATGCTTCTGCTTTTTTATCCATATAAATGTTTCCATATAAAGTTGTTTGTTTTTCTTTGTTCCATTGGGTCTTTTCTGATTGCATCAGTTTTCAATGGTAATTTGTCTCTATCTAATATCTTTTTCGGTACTAGGTTTTTAAATGTTTCTTTTAGTACAGTCTTTTCTCCCATTCTTTC